CGATCAAATTTATATTGTTCGTTCTCTCGTAGCAACAAGAGAGATTGGTTTTCTTCCTGGAACACACGAAGATAAATCATCACTTTATCAAATTCCTTATAAGAATATGGTGAAGTATATGTTTCAGATGCCTTCTGATGCAGACTTTGAGATGCTTTATGGAAATTTAAAAACCCAAGAGACCATTAAGTTTTGGAGCACTTCATTTGTTCGTGGTACTACATTAGACAATTCAATTATTATTGTAGATGAATTTTCCAATTTAAATTTCCACGAACTAGATTCTATTATTACTCGTGTTGGTGAAAATACCAGAATTTGCTTTTGTGGTGATGCAGAACAAAGTGATTTGGTAAAATCAAATGAAAGAAATGGCATTGTTGATTTTATGAGTGTTCTTCGTAAAATGCCTTCATTTGGAATAATAGAATTTGGAATTGAAGATATTGTTCGTTCTGGATTAGTTAAAGAATACTTAGTTGCAAAACACGAATTGGGAATAACATATAAATGATGTTTAATCACGTTGATATTAAACTTCCTTACCTTGAAAGGGAAACGATTGATGGAGTAAGATACTATAAAGTCCCAGAAGGAGATGAGTTGGTGAGACTTGTCTCCATTACTTCTGTGACCAGTCATAAAAATCGCCAGTTCTTTGCTGAATGGAGAAAGAAGGTAGGAGAGGAAGAAGCAAATAAAATCACAAAGCAAGCAACCAGTCGTGGAACTGATATGCATACTCTTTGTGAAATATATTTGAAGAATTTAAAATTGCCATCAGATGTTCTTCCGATTTCTCAAATGTTGTTTCAAACAGCTAAACCGTATTTAAACAATATAAATAATATTCGTGCTCTTGAAAATTCACTCTATAGTAAAGTTTTAGGAATTGCTGGTACTGTTGATTGTATTGCTGAATACAATGAAGAATTAGCAATTATTGACTTTAAGACTTCTAAAAAACCAAAACCAAAAGATTGGATTGAACATTATTTTGTTCAATGCGCTGCTTATGCTTGCATGTTATATGAACTTACTGGTATAATGGTAAAGAAATTTGTAATCATTATGGCTTGTGAAAATGGAGAATGTGAAATTTATGAAGAATACGACAAAGCAAAATACATTAAACTACTCACCGAATATATTAGAGAGTTTGTTGGAGATAAAATGGAGCAATATGAATAATAATTTAAATCAAGAATTAAACAACAAATTCTTGTGCTCTCAAAAGTTTGCACAAGAAATAGAAAGCATTGTAAAAAATTCAAAGATGAATTATATTGATGCAATTGTATCGTATTGTGAAGAAAATTCAATTGAGATTGAAACAATTTCTAAACTGATTTCAAAACCACTCAAAGAAAAACTCAAACACGACGCAACTGAATTAAATTTCCTGAAAAAAACAACTCGTGCTAAATTGCCATTGTGACACCTTTTGATTGCTATAAAATCTATCTTGCATTCAAAAATCATTTCACAAAAGCAAATTACGATTATTTTAGATACTGCGGAAAATCAAGAGCATCTAAAGATTCCTTTCATAAGAGAAAGGATAGATTTTTCTTTGAAAGAATGAGTCGTCAAAAATCTGATGATGAGATTAAAGCATATTTTGTTGCAAACTTTACTGATTGTACTGATCCAGAAAGATTATGGATTGGAGAAATCATCCGTAATGGAGAAGAAGTTTATGATAATTGGTTAAAAAAATCACAAAGTTTATCTTATCTTTTTAAAGAACAAACAGAGGAAATGTTGTCTGAATGCAACTTAGATTCCTTATTTGATTGTTCAAAGGGACATCCAACAATATTAAAGAAGTATTTGAGTGGAAAGATTAGTTTGGAAACTCTTGTAATTTACAATAAAATACTTCTTTATGTAAAAAATTTTGATAAAAAACTGAAGGATCCTATGTGGGAAACCGTAAGTTTAAAAATTAGAAAGTATGATCCGTTTCTAAATATTGATGTAGATAAGTATAAAAAAATTATCAAGGAGATTGTTTATGAGTAGATTTTTTGATTCCGAAGTAGTCAGAGAATCATTATTGGAACTTGATAATTTGCAGGAAAAAATTTTCAACCAATTGTTAGAAATTCCTTTTTCTGGTACGAAAAAGAAAAAAGAACATTTGGAATTAATGCGAGAATTTTTAGAAAAGCAAAAATTGTTTATTTTTAGACTTTCACTTTCTGATGACCCACAAGCAATAGAAATGAAAGAAAGAATTATACAATCTGCTGAAATGCTTGGGTTTAAAGCAGATATGGGAATCAATTCTTTCTTTGATAAAATTGAAGAAACTCTTGATAAAATGGAACAGGCTCTTGACACCTAACTTTATACTTGCTACAATAAATACGTACCAATACATCTCATACTACTAATACGGAGAATACAAATGAGTTTTTCTGATCTTAAAAAACAATCAAAAATGGGTTCTCTCACCGAGAAACTCATCAAACAAGTTGAAAAACTAAATGATACTGGTTCTAAAGAAGATGGCCGTTTCTGGAAACCCACAATGGGCAAAGGAGATACTGGATCTGCAGTTATTCGGTTTCTTCCCGCACACGCTGAATGTGATTATCCTTGGGTTCAAGTATGGTCTCACGCATTTCAATCTACTGGTGGATGGTTAATTGATAATTGCCTTACTACACTTGGTAAGCCTTGTCCAGTATGCGAAGCAAACCGAGAACTTTGGAATACTGGAAGTAAGGATAATCAAAATACTGTACGTGATCGTAAGCGCAAACTGTCTTATTATGCAAATATTTACGTTGTAAAAGATCCTGGAAATCCTTCTAATGATGGTAAGGTCTTTCTTTACAAGTTCGGCAAAAAAGTTTTTGATAAAATTTCTGCTGCAATGCAACCTGAATTTGATGATGAAGAACCAATCAATCCTTTTGATTTCTGGAAAGGTGCCAACTTTAAACTGAAGCTGGTGAAAAAAGATGGTTATTGGAATTATGATAAATCTGAATTTGCCGAAACTTCTGCTCTTCTAGATGATGATGATGAACTGGAAAAGATCTATCAGTCAATCAATAATCTGAACGAGTTTATTGATCCTAAAAACTTCAAATCTTATGAAGATCTGAAGAAGCGTCTGGATTTTGTAATTGGAAATAAAACTTCTCGTAAAGTTGATGCTGAAGCAGAAAATGAAGAGGATGATTTTTCTTCTCCTCCTCTGACTGAAAATCTTCGTTCTGAACTTAATTCTCTTTCTTCAAGTTCAAAAGTTAGTTCTGAAGATGACGAGGATGATGAAACACTTTCATACTTTGCTCGCTTGGCTGCAGAGTAATTTGAAAATCACTTTTTGATTCGCTTTTCTCCCGAAAAAATTTTCGGGAGATTTTTTTGTCTATAAGTTTTTTATGAACCTGTTATTCTTGGATTGGTTGTACCAAGTGTATTTTCATCTATATACTGCGATGATGGAGAATATTTCATAATATTTCTCATATCAGAAATAAATGCAGATAGATATTCGGGTTTTAGAATTAATATTTTTCTTTTATCTTCATTTAACCCAACTTCGTATTCATAATTTGTAATTGGAATATATCTGTTATTTTTTGATATAACAGTATTTGTTGGATCTAAATAACTAATTCCAAAATTTTGAGTTCCAAAATTAACTGTAATTCCTGGATATGGATTAGACATAGTTTATGGTTTTACTGGAGTGAAAGAAAATACTGGAGTATTATTTATATTTTCTACTTTATAAAGATAATTTGGAATTGGTACTCCAGTAGTACCGATCACATCATTAATTGAAACAACTACGTCTGATCCTACTCTTGTTCCGATGGGAAGTGTTCCTCCCCAAGAACTGGCCCAATTTGCAAGATCATTATTAATTTTGATTGACGTTGTTGGTGTATCTCTACTTGGAATATAAAGAGTAGAATTTGATTGTCCAATTACAACTGGGCTTACTATAATATCTGTTACTAAATGATTTACAGTGATTTGTGCGTCTCTGTTATATACCTGAACAATTTGATTTAAATTTACAGTAATTGATGTATCATTTATTAATGGAAATGCTGTTAATGCATAATTATTTGAATTTTGTTGCGTTATAAATGGATCTGGCTTTACTAAATTTTGATCTATAATTAGATCTTTTGGTATTAAAAGACGATTATAAGCATCTTTAGTTTCTGCAGTTAAATAACGATTTATTTTTTCTAATGCTTCTTCACTTCCATACTTATCAATTAAGTGTTTATATAAAGTATCATTGTCTAAAGGCCATTGTTCTGTTAGATCCGTAATGTTATTTGTAATTAAAATTACCCAATCAAGTTCTTCATCATTATAAAACTTTTTAGCAAGTATATCGGGTCTTTCTTTATCTTTGATTTGATAATAAGTGAAGGCAGTTGCAGCATTTGCTATATCTTCACGAAGTTTTGCTCTTCTAAAAAGATTTTTAGCATCAACAGTATCAGTATTAAATGACTGATCTGGAAAATTAGCAGTGTATTTTAAGTTTGGAATTTCTTTGAAGTAAGACATATCAATACCCTATATCGTCGTCTCCGACTGGTTCTAAATCATTTTCTAAACCACTAGCAATTCTTTCACTGTAATCATTTGCATAAATAGGTTCTAATTCATTAAAAGACATAGAGACCATATAAGAAACAGGTTGTCCTCCATCATAAGAAGCCCATTGACCATCTGGAGTATAATTCACCGCAAATCCAGTTAAAGCACAAATTTTAAATTTATTTAAACCAGGTATTCCTTCTTTATTTGAAGTTTTATATCGCAATTGAAAAACATTTGGAGTTGCTAAAAAGTATGAAGCACTTCCAGCAGATGAATTTCTTTTTCTTGGAGCCATTCCTTGTTTAAATGATCTAATTATATGTCTTAATGTTGTTGCTTCTTTTTCACTTCTTGGGCTAAATCTGTAATCAAATCTAAATTCACGAAGAGCTGGAGCATTAAAAAGCAATTCAAGATTTGAATTTGGAACTAATCCTGCTGCGTTCGCTAAAATACTCTCTGGTGATACTTCAAAACCAGCCATATTTAATATTTGACTTGATAAAGCAGTTCCAGCAAGTGCTGTAGCTTCATTTGAACCTTGGGCACTAGTGTACAAATCCGCAAGCATTTTAAATTTAGCCCCAAGTTGAGCTCCACTACCAACACTTCCACCCAATCCTAAAGCACTACTAATTGCTCCAATTAATGCTCCTGTAGTAGCAGATGCTATATAAACTCCAGGTTTTGATAAAACTGCTCCTGCTGCAGCAGCAGTTAAATTATTCATATTATCAGGACCCCAACTTACATTATTGGAATCTTGCAAATTATTTGGAATTGGTAAAAATATTTGCACAAGTGGTTTATCTCTTAATGCACTTTTTCTTTGTATTCCATTTTGAAGTATATTTTTTGGATCTTTAAAAATATCTTGTCTTGGAGGTTGATATCTAAATTGTTGAATCACCAAAATATCTTGTCCAGTATCTAAAAGATCTAATGGATATTTTAAAGGTTTATTAAAACTATTAAGAACAGAATCATTGTCAAGATTATAATATTTCTCCGAAATACTAGCAATTGCATCCAATGGATTTAAAAGATTTGCACTTGCTTGTTGGGTTGTTGGGGTTTGACCTGTCTCTTGACCTGTTCCACTTAAACTTGTTCCACCTGGTGGTTGTGGAGCATTCCCAGCAAATCCAGGAACTGATGATAAACTAGAATTGAATGGCAATCCACTATAAGTAGTTGTTAATGCACGACCTCTTTGATTATTAATTACTGTAATTGCATTTGAATTCAACCAAGAAAGTGCAGATGCTTCTGTGCTAAAAGTTGAAGTTGGGATATTATAAAAAGCTGTAGCAAGACGACTTCTTCCATCTGAAGCAAATGTAAATTTTTTCCCATCAGGACTTAAAGTTCCTATTAATTGATCTCCAGTTGGATCTCTATAATAAAAATCAGCAGACCCAGAATTCAATCCAACATTAATTCCAACTGATCTAGAAGGAGTATTTCCGATAGTTAAGTCGGGACTTCTAATTGCTGGATTAGTAGGATCTTTTATTATGGTCCATCCTGATGGTGGGGGTGTTGTATATGACATTTAAGGGGAAGATGAGGTATCTGGATAATTCCAAACTTTTGACTTAAAAACTGGTTGTCCTCTTTTATCAACAAATCTTTCTGTTGGTAATTCAGAAACATCTGCCCATTCACTTTTTGGGACCTTAAACATTTCGGTTAATACCCCAGAAAAAAGATAATTATGTAAAGTTTTACGAGGAGCATATACTATACCATTTTTATTTAGATAAGATTTTACAACTCCAGAACGATACTTTGGATTTATATAATGAACGTTTGATCCAAGAAATAATCCTTTATCCATATTAATTTCCATTACATAAACCAGTGGATGTAAATCCCAGAATTGATATTTTTGTGGATATTTTGCACTATAAAGAAAAAAGATAAAATCTCCTGGTTTTATAAATCCAGTATCTTGTTCATTAATATCAAGTTTTTGATAATTTAATAATTCATTCATTAATGAATTGGCCCACCAATCAGTGCTTTTATATTTTCCTCCAGTGTCTCTTAATATTTTTTCTGCTATCATAATTTTACTCTATTTTTTATATCTATTCCTCTTTTTCTTTGATATACTGTTAGTGGTCCAGGAGTAGTTATATGACCTGTTATCGTACATTTCCATTTTTGGAAATTTGTAGTTATTTTTGAGTTATTTTTGTTATTAATATTAATTAATCCTAAATTTTTTAGAATAAAATATCTACTGGTATTATTTTTTCGTGCTGCTTCTTCTATTGATCTATATTCAACTCCCCGATAAGTAATTCTGCTACCTTTGAAAACTTTTCCTTTCATAAATTCACTATGTTTTTTATGTTTTTCTTTATCGGTTCTATTTCTTTCTGCCATTTTTTTTAAATTTTTAGCATAGTAAGACATTGGCCTTGGATTGTTTTTTAATTTTTCTTTCCAAGTATTTGATTGTTTTTGTTTTACTTCTTCTGGAACTTTTCTTCCTTTCAAACTTATTTTATTTGATGTTCCTATTTTTGCTTTAACTTCTGGTTTTTTTGTTGGGTTATTATCACCATACATTTTTGGGGGATTATTACCACCATCAGCAATATTCATTAAAATTCCAGTTCCATCATATTTTTTACCAAAGAGAAAAATCATATAGATTTCGTGCTTGAATGCTTCTTCTTCTGTTAAATTTTGTTTGAGTTTTATTATTTTACTTTTGTCTTTTGGTGGAATACAATTTTTACCTCTATGGTCATATAATCTATTTCCTTTACCTTTGCCGATATAGTATGGAGTTTTATCTTCTCTTAAATATGCATAAGTATAAAACATATTTTTCATCATTAATTAATATTATTTATCCCCGAATAATTCTTTTTCTGTTAGAATTCTAAATTCATAATTATGATCATCACACCACTCTTTTGCATATTTCCATTTTGCTTGATTGACTGCCCAGGTTTTTACTGAATATGCCCAAGATTTTGTTTTTCTTTTTGGATTTGGATCTGGTTCTTTTAAATCTTTTTTTGGTTTAATTTCAACCACAAGGGTTCTTAAAATACCATTTTTGTCTTTATACTTAACGAAAAAATCAGGAAAATATCTATGAACACGATTATCTATTGGTGAAACATAGGGAATAAAAAATTCTTCACTTTTCCAGGAACTTACACTTTCATTTAAATCACAATAATCCATAAATTTTAATTCATATGAAGACCTATAAACTATTCTTGTTGGATCACCACCATACTTTTCTGGATGTCTTGGACGAAATTTTCCTTGCTTATATGATTTATCGTCTGGATGGGGCATACATACTATAGATACTCTTTCACATATTTAGATGGGCATTAATCCTTATTCGGTAGGACCATTTTATACATCTATGGATGATGTTAGAGATAAGATCTTTGAAAAAGGATTATCTCTAACAAGTCAATTTAAAGTATCTTTATTTTTAAGTAGTGGTAGTTCTAGTTCTGATGATGTAGTAGCATATTTGAATAAGTGCGGATTATTAGATAAAAAAAATGATCCAACCCGTTACGATTTTATGTGTTCTGAGGCAGTTCTTCCAGGTTCTACGTTTGATATGGCCGAAGAATATGGAAGTCATCAAGGTGTGATTGAAAGATTTCCAACAAGGAGAATTTATAGTGATTTTAATTTAACTTTTTATGTTGATAGAGAATATAATTTGATCCGTTTGTTTGAAGAATGGATGAACTTTATAGATCCACTTTATACTGAAGGATCAGATAACAAACTCATTAAATATGGAGGATCTCCTTCTGGTCAGTCCAATTCAAATTATTTAAATAGAAATGCTTTTTTCAGGTTTAAGTATCCAGAATCATATAAAAGGACAATTGCAATTACAAAATTTGAGAGAGATTATGTTGATAAAAGAGGAAATCCAAGGAGCACTCAATCATTAACTTATCAATTCGTTGATGCTTTCCCTACAAATCTTACAGCACTTCCATTATCTTATGAGGGAAGTACAATCACTAAAACAACAATAAATTTTGGGTATTCAAGATATATTGTAATGAAAAACAATGCTCCTTTGAGAGATGATACTCCAGCAGGTATTATTTTAAGTTCTGCTTCTAATTCTGGAGGAGGAACAGAAACAGTAATTGATGATGTATCGCAACCTGCAGTTAGTAGTGGAGGAGAACAACAAACAGGTGAGCAACTTGCTGTGGCAACTGGAGCAATCCTTAATCAAGGAAATTCTGGAGGAGGTTTTTTCAACCAATCATCAGTTAATCCTGGAGTTTTGGGGGAGACAATACCAATAAATAGTCATATCTGATCTTGAATAGTTTAAAATGCCATTACCAAAAATTTCTACACCAACTTATGAGTTGGAATTGCCATCAACCGAAAAAACCATTAAGTATCGTCCTTTTTTGGTTAAAGAAGAAAAGGTCCTTATTTTAGCATTAGAAAGTGAAGATACTAAACAAATTACCACAGCAATTAAGCAAGTATTAAAGGATTGTATTCTCACAAAAGGAATTAAAGTAGAAGAACTTCCAACCTTTGATATTGAATATATCTTTTTAAATGTTCGTGGAAAATCAATTGGAGAAGCAATTGAATTGATCGTAACTTGTAGTGATGATGGAATTACAGAAGTTCCCGTTAAGATTTATGTGGATGAAATAAAAGTTCAAAAAGATCCAGAGCATAAGCAAGAAATTAAATTAGATGAAAATTTAGTTTTAAAGATGAAATATCCATCACTGGATCAATTTATTAAAAATAATTTTGATTTTAAGAGTACTGATAAATCTGCGATTGATAAGTCATTTGATATTATCACTTCTTGTATTGATATGGTTTATAGTGCTGACGAAACTTGGGCAGCAGCAGATTGCACTAAAAAAGAACTGGTTGAATGGGTTGAGACCTTTAATACATCTCAATTTAAGGAGATTGAGAATTTCTTTAACACGATGCCTAAACTTTCTCATACTTTTAAAGTCAAAAATCCAAAAACTGGTGTTGAAAGTGAAGTTACACTGGAGGGGCTTACAAGTTTTTTCGGCTAACGATGTCTCATATGGATGTTGAGGCATATTATAGGCTTAATTTTTCTTTAATGCAGCATCATAAATATTCTTTGACTGAAATAGAGAATATGCTCCCTTGGGAGAGGGATATTTATGTTGAATTCTTAAGGCAGTTTATTGAAGAAGAAAACTTAAAAGTAAGACAAGAAGCAAATGCTTAAGTCCCCCCTTAAACCAGAATTAATTTCAAGATCAAAAGGAACAAGCGTAGATGCAGCACTGAAATTTATTTCTGGTGGTGCTCTTCTAGGGTCTTCTATTTCTTCTCTTGCTGCAAATAAAATTGTTGGATTTAACAGAGCAAAAGTAGTATCAAAAAAATCAGGAATTCAAAATTTAATTGAAACAATATCTTCAAATATATTCAACAATAATAATTTAATTTCAAATATTTTTGGGGGAACTAATAATCAAACTACAACAGATCGTGGTGGGTTATTTTCTTTTGCTTCTGGAGCATTTGATAAAATTAAAGAAGCACTTGCTTTTGTTTCTTTTTTTGGCGCAAAGAAAAATTTAGATGCGGTAAGAAATAATATAAAAATATTAAAAACTATATTTGAAGAAACTTTTGATATAGCAAAAGAATTAAGAAAAGCAATTAATAAAATCTTTAAGGAATTAACAGGGATTAATGCTTCTGGAGGAGGTGGAGGTGGAGGCGGCGGAATACTTGCGGGAATTACAGGATTGTTGGGCGGATTGCTAGGTAGATTTATTCCAGGACTGAAAGGAAAAGGAAAAGGAATAGTAAAGGCAGAAGGAGAAGGTTTAACGCAAGCGGCAAGAAATATATCAAAAGAAAGAGGTTTATTTTCAAAACTTGGAGGAATGTTTAAAGGTGGAGGAAAATTAGCACTGGCTGCAACAGGACTAGCAGGATTGGGAATGGCAGCAAATGCTATTTCTGGTTCTGGGAATGAAGAAGTAAAACCAGCAGAAGATCAAGGTCCAGATATTCCCGGAACAATTTTAGATAAATTTAATTCAATTCTTGATAGATTTGATAAAGTCCTTGATGGATTATTAAAAGGGGGAAAAGGACCTTCTTCTGGTGGCAGTAAAGGAGGAAGTGGAACTTCTGGTTCTTCTGCTGGTGGTGGAGGAGGAGAAGTTTCGCCACCAACTACAACTGTACCTTCTGCTGGACAAATATCAGGAACACAAGCAGAAACAGAAAAACAAATGTTTTCTTATTTAACTTCTTCAGTCGGACTAACTAATGAACAGGCTGCTGGTATTTTGGGAAATGCAATGCGTGAAAGTGGTTATAGAACGAATGCTCCCGAAGGTGGATTTCAGGGAATGTTTCAATGGGATGCGACAAGATGGGCAAGATTAAATCAATGGGCAAAATCTGCTGGATTGAATCCAATGGATAATGGAACACAACTTCAATATGCATTAATAGAAGCAAAAGAAAGAGGAACACTTGATCAAATAAAAAAAGCAAAAACTCCCGAAGAAGCAGCAAAACTTTTTTATAATCAATTTGAAGTTGGAGCATATGCAAATAGTTTATATTCAGGATCTCCACACGAAAAACTTAATATTCAATATGCTTATGATGTCCTCAAAAGGCAAAGAGCAACAAGGGGACCTTTTGTTCCACAAACACAAACACAAACACCAACACAACCAACCCCAGGAGTACAACCAGCACCAGCACCAGCAACACAACCACCAGCAGGAATAAGATCCGGAACACCATCAACACAACCTGCTCCATCTTCATCAGGAAAACCAACTCAACCTCAACAACCTAATGTCGCAGTAATTAATACTGGAAGCAATCAACCAGCACCAGCATCAGCACCATCTGGTGGTGGAACAATTTCTATGCCTTCTCCAGCAAAGAATGGACCAGATGTTCCATTTCCATCTTCAAATAATCCAGATAATTTCTTGGTGTTTTATTCAAGATTAACTTATAATATTATTGACGGATAATGGAAACTAAACTTTTCTCGCCTTTACTTTCTTCGGCAAATAATATTTTAGGAAATAAAAGAACCTTAACTAAAAAGGCAAAGGACTATCAGTCTTTTATAAACTTTTTAGATACAAGTAATAAAGATTTAAAGAAAATAAAATTACCGACTAAAAGAAAGATTAAAAATCTTACATTAGGTACTGAATTTGGAATGGGAGGTGGAAGTTCTTT